AGCCTCGAAAGGTTACGCCTTGATTGACTAACAACATAGTCTCTAAAGCGTTCTAATTCCTTTTGTACCTCCGTGTTTTGCATCAGCAGATTGTTACCTCGTTAGGGATAAGGATGTCAAGTGTCATTGTCCACCCTGCCATAAAGTTCTCAAAGCGTTCAGTAAATGGCTCACAAGTAGGATTACCGTCAACAACGTACTTATCATCCCACAAATTACCGTGCAACATAAGCGCATAGGCTCTATTTAAGACCTCCAATTGTGTGTTGAGTACATCTTGCTCATTTGAGTTACCTCTGAACACGTCAGTCGTTGCTTTCTTGCTTATGTCAACGATGTCCATAGCTATTAAAGACACGTTAAATCTAACTACATTGGTTTCAAACGATGCGTTGTTAATCATCAAATGCACCAGCGGAAAGATTGTCTGCTTGTTTAAGTCCACTTCAAAGATGTCTCCTTCCGTTACTGTGTTCACAATAGGGTCAGCTATAAAGTGTGTTTTAAGTTTGTTCGTTATATCGTAAAATCCTTTCATCGTCTTAGTTGTCTTTCAAGTTGTCGTTGTTCGATTTCGTTTTTTTGCTTTTCGAAGGTAAGATAGGTGAGACATTTAGTAACCCTTGACTTGGCGATATCGTCAAACCTTGTGACATCTCCTTTAGCGAGTGCATAAAGCGACTGATACCATCCCCATCGTTTGCTAAATTGAGTTGTTTCGCTAAAGTCTGCGATAGGTTCTTCTCCTTCTTCATCTCCGTCTCCAAATAATTCAGTGTAGCTTGCAGTAAGTCGCTTTCTAAAGTCCAAAAAAAAAGCGAAGCAGCTATGCAAACATCTAATGGTGCGAACTGCATCAACTCCTCCATATCTTTACTTGGGTTGTATTCTGCTATCTCGTATTTATCTCCTACTCGTGTTTTTATAGGGCGGTACAAAACTGCCATAGCTCTATGGAATTTATCCCAGCTTTGCAAATGAGAATCTAAATCAACATACTCCCCAAAGGTTATCTCTTCCAACTCAGGAATAAAGCCGAACTCAATATCGCCTATTTTGAATTTAGGTGTGAACTTTGGTACTTGATTGAATAGTTGCGTAAAGTGTGCTATCAATTCGTTGAGTGAAGTCAGCTTTATCTTAGCCACCTCAACCAATCGGATTCCGCAGAATATCTCTACCATCTTTTGAGCCACGAACTCTTCGTCAGTAGAGTCACGTTGCACCTTCAGAAAGTCCTGATAGTGCTTTAGTGGGATTTCGTTTAGGCTCGTAGGAACTTTTATTTGTACTTCCATAATTATTTAACTTGTGATTCGTCTTTTTGTAACACATAGGCATAAGCCTGAGCCAGCATCTGAGTGTGTCTTCTTACGTTGAAGATGTCATTGAATACGATGTTAACTCTTTTGCCAGTCTTGTCTTTGATAAATTGCTCTACTACCCTAATCATTTTAGGCAGCTCATCGGATGTTGTATTGTCCATAGTTAGATTTTAGTCCGAGTGCTTCCATCTCGTGATACCTGAGCGCATCAATAGCGTGATTGTAGTGGTCTATCGGTCTTCTCATACGCTGACCTTGCTTGTCAGTATCCCAACAATAGGAGCGGAGTTCTTTGATTAGGTTCGTGCTTTGCTTGGTTACTAAGTAATCTTGTCTTTGCATTACGTCAATACCGTAGTTGATTGAGTCTGCTCCTTTGGTTACTCCCTTAATCGTTTTGCCTTGACGTCTAATCTCTTCGATTGACTTCGGTTCACTTGAATCTGCGTAAATGATGACGCCTGACGGAAGTATCTTTGCGATGTCTGAGTTGACCATACCTGTGCGGTAAACAAGTTCGTTTACTATCCGTGTTCCGTTATAATTGTAAATCTCAATTGCTGCCGTAGGGTCATTCGTGTATCCAAAGTCAAGTCCTATTCCTATGAGCTTCGCCTCTTTTGGTATTGTGTCGACTTCTTTCCAGTTAGTAAACACCACTCCTTCAAGACTACCCACCTCTCCAAGTCCATACACTCGCCACCAATTTGCCCAATAAGAACTTGTAGCTGCTTTGTCTCGGTTCTTTTCTATCTGACTAACGATTGACTCATCTAAAGCCTCGTTATCTTTGTAGGTTAAGATTATGAAGTCCGTGTCTGGCTCGTCTTTTAGTTCCTTGTGTACCCAAAACTCATTGGCAGGGTTAAAGTCTAAATAGACCTCCTTCTTTGTACGGATTGCCAGCTCATTGTAAGCCTCGAATGTTACGTTGTTGCACTCGTTTATGTACAAGATGTCACGTCTTGCACCCCTGAGTTTTGACGCATCGTCTGCTGAAAAGAACTCTACTACACTTCCGTTTTTAAAATGATAGGTGAGTAATGACTTATTTAACTGTTGGTCATAAAATCGGTTAGTCCATTTTAGTATTTTGACAAAGTCTTTTAATGCTCCCCTTCTTAGATGAGGTATACTTTCTGCTACTATGCTTATTTCTATTCCGTCTTTGCGTAGTGCCTTGTCAATTAACACCGCAAGGATTGAATACGTCTTGGAAGCCGACGTGCCACCTTGTACAATCTTAATGCGGTTCTTTAAAGCCAGTACCTTATTCGTTGCTGTTGTCCTCTTGTACATCAGGGAATAGTGGTAACTCGGTTATTGTTTGCTCTACTTGCTGAAGTGGTGCGCCATAGCCTGAGTCCATTAATGCTTTGTACGCTGCTACATCGCCTTCACGAGCCTTTTTAATCAACGCTAACGTCATTAAATCCTCTTGGCTCATAGTTTCCTGCTCTCCTGTTAACGGGTTCTTTAGGGACTGATTTACTTCAAGCCATTGACGAGCTATTGTGCTGCGGTTCTTACTTCCTTTCGGCCTTCCTGCAGGGTTTCCGCTTTCGCCTTTATCAAATGGTTTTAATGTTCCTCCGTTTTTTCCTTCCATAACTCTGTTTTTACATTGTTTCTCCGTTGCGTTTAATAATCAAACTTGGGTCGAGCTTTTTCATTCGGTCAATAATAACTTGACAATATTTCGGGTCTAATTCCATTCCGTAACACTTGCGTTTAAGTTGGTGTGAAGCTACCATTGTTGAACCTGAACCTAAGAAAAAGTCAAGAATATAATCTCCTATTTTGCTGCTATTGTTTAAAGCTCTTGACGGAAGTTCAATAGGTTTTTGCGTTGGGTGAAATTCGTTCTTTGATTCTCTATTTACATCCCATACAGTAACTTCATTTGTAGGGCCATACCAATACGGAGCATTTCCTTTCTTAAAACAATAGAAGCAAGGTTCGTGTTTTTGTTTGTACTGAGCAGATAAAGCTCCAAACTGAGCAATATTTTTATTCCAAATAATTTGACTTCTAATTTCGATACCGTTATCCCATAAGTGAGAAGCCATATCAGCATATCCTGCTGCGTGCCAAATATACATTGGTGCTTTGTCCTTGGTAAACAAAATAATGTTTGGTAATACCTCTGAGTAAATGTTTGTGTTTTTTTGGTCATTGTCTAACTTAGTTCTTTTAGTCAATGCTCCACCCTCATAATCTACTCCATAAGGAGGGTCGGTAAATACCATATCAGCTTTCTCTCCGTTCATTAACTTGGCAACTGTATCTGAACAAGTGCTATCTCCACAAAGTAAACGGTGTTCGCCTATCTCGAATAAGTCTCCTAAAACAATATCAGTTTCAATTCCGCCTTGGGGAACACTAAAGTCATCTTCCTCTGCTTCAAGTTCGGTTACGCTTAAATCAACAGGTAAGTCTAAACCCCACTCGTCAAGTTTCTCGGTATCCCATTCATTAGCTAACATATCCCAATCCCATTCACCAAATCCTACGTTGTCCTTTACAATAAATTCGTCTTTTTGTAGTTCTGTTAGGTTCTCTGCTCTAACAATATACACCTCTTTCATCCCTGCTTCCTTACAGGCTTTTAAACGCATATTGCCACCAAGCACGATGTTATTCTCATCCACTACTATTGGACGCAGCTCAAGCATCTGAGGGAAGTCCTGAATTGACTTAACTAACTTCTTGAATTTATCGTCTTTTATTAGTCTTGGATTCTTAGGGTTTGTTTTAACCTCGCTTATTTTTACTTTGCTTACTTGCATTTTCGTGTTTTTGTAATTGTTCTCTGCATATTGCGTATCGCTGGTCTTGGTCGTACTCTCTGACCATTGTGTCATCCATCATACATCTTTGGATGAACTCATTGTTCTGCTCTTTAGGTAGTGGTTTCGGAATAGGCATCGTATACTTTTCTTAGGTTGATTACTATCTCTCTAAAACAAGAAGCGCAAGAGGATGGCTCTAAACGTATCTTCATTATTCTTGAGTAGATTTCTCTTATTCTTGTTACCTCTGATGGTTTGAATGTTTCTTGTTCTAAGATTCGTGTTTCCGTAAGCCAGTTGTACTCCTCCTCAGTAAGACATTCAGGTTTGCGGTATGGAAACCACTCATTGAGTTTTTGCTTACGCTCTTCGCATCCGCAGTCCTCTCCTGCTA